GACGAACTGCTATCAAACTCCCAATAGTCATACGTCACCCCACCAGACGAGTAGTTACCCGTCGGAGTGTCAGAGATCGCAGCACCACCAAGCGCACCACCAGAAACCTCAGTCCACGCGCTCCCGTCGTAAATCTCCAACTTGTCGTCATCGCTGCGGTAGCAAGCCTGACCCTCAACAGGTGAAGTGATCGCCGCGTCACGCGCAGTCGCGTCAGCAAACACAGCGATACCCTGCATCAAGTAATCGTTCGTGTCAGCCGCCGTGAGCACGTCACCGCTGTTAAACGTCTTGAATCCACCAGCAGGCATTAGAGTGTCTCCCAACTAGAGCCGTCATAGTAAACAAGTGAATCATCATCTTTAAGAAAAGCAAACATGCCTTCGCTCGGGCTTGTGATCGCCGTATCCCTAGCAGAACTCGACGCGAACACCATGACTTGCTGCTGCATGATGTAAGTATTCACATCGGCGGCAGTCAGAACGTCACCGCTTGCAAAAGTCTTAAAGCCTGCACCTGCCATTTTAGCTCCTTAGAAACCTAGAGTGCTCGTGTCAAGAATACCGAACAGTGCGCTGTCAAGAATAAACGAGGCTTGCGCCTGACTCATCGAAAGTGTTACAACGTGGTTCGGTTCGGCTCGCGTAAACGAATGCTCAATGCGATCCAGTGTTGCGTACTGACTAATTGCTGCGCCGGTGCTGGGTGCGAAAACAACTTGCAGCGGGTCAGCAACCTCGAGGGCACCAACCGTTGCTCTCTGTGACGCATTTAAGCCATCAACGACAATCGAAACGCTAGTGATCTCATAGGCGACATCTTTATGCCGCGCCAAGAGAAAGTCAGCAAGTTCACCCAACTCTGTGTCATCGTCGAATAAGAGATCCGTTTGGCTTAACTCACTTTTGCCGTACGTTGTTTCACTGGTCGAGTCCGTGCGGGTTTCCGTGCCGCCGCCTTTTCTTGTCAGTTTAACTGTGTTAAAGATTTGATCGGTGCTGCTGTCAACTTCGATACTGCTGATCGGTACACCGCCTGTACCTAGCACCGTGGCTGTCGCAAAGTTTTGTGTTGCTTGTCTATCTTCGAAAGTAGCCAGACCTTGGCGATCCATGTAGAACGCGCCGAACTCCGTGTTCTTGATTGTGGATATGTACGACAGCAGGTTGGTGTTTGCTGCTGGTGTATCGGCTTGCAGGGTGACAAGCCCGGCGTCTAGATCTCGCTTACCTGTCGGCCAGCCGGACTCTGTGAGCACAGCGCCTATTCGCGCACCGCTAGTCTGCGCCGATTTAGTTGTGGTGGTTACATTCGTTTGACCGAGAGTCAAGAAACCGTCACCGCATATGGCTGTCGTCGTGCTGTCACCCGACACGGCGTAATCAATCTGCCAGTCATCAACTAGACCGCTAAAGATTGGTACACCGTCCAGAAGGATCTGCATGTTTTTACGCGGCACAATGTTATCAACGTACGGGAAACTGGCCCCGCTACCCGATAACGGGTCGAATAATCTTGCGCGGTTATCCAACACGATCGAAGCAGAACCCGCCTGGACTTCGCCGAGCAGAGCACTACGCCCGCGCGAGATACTAAGTGTCCGCACTTTATCGGTCACATCTACAAGCGAGAAATCACCACCGAGAGTGTAGACAGTGTTGTCAAGTTTGCCCTTGACCGCACCATCTAGCTCAAAAAAGTTTGTGACCCCGCCGGCGTCCTGGCTGAAAGCAAAGACAACTTGGATAGCCATTACGCAACCTTCACAGGCAGAGGTCCGTTTTGCCTTTCGTACTGCTTAAGAGCCTCGACTATCTGGCGACCTACTGCGCGACCATCTGTACCGATACCAGCGTTCACGTTGATCACGATATTGCTGGTGCTGTTAGAACCGGACATGCCGCGAGATAACGGGACAACGGCTTCCGGTCCAGCCTCACCGATTAACGCCAAGGTCGGCTGAGTAACGATACCGCCTCGTGCAAGAGCCGGTATCGAAGCAAGACCTTTCGTACCGATAGAGAACGGGCCGAATGTTTTGCTTGCCGGCCCGACACCGACAGTAAACTGTGGCACTTCGAACTTAAGGCTATTCCATGCACCGATGATCTTGTTAATGCCTCGGATAACAAAGTTAATCGCGCCTTTTATCGTGGACTCAATTGTGTCCTTGACAGTGTTAAAGACACCAGCGATAAAGTCACGAATGGCTGTGAACGTCTCCACAAACGCGGTCTGCACACCCGTGACAAACTCTTGAATGCGCGAAACTGCCTCGGTGGAAAACTCTCCGATGGCCACAGAAACCTCGGCAATCTTACCGATCACCTTTACCCAAAAGCCAATCAAGTTAATCAAAGCCGAGATAATGAAACCGATCACTTGGATTAGTTTCGTGAGGTAAATGCTGTAAAACTCGACGATGATCGGGACGACCTTGTCCGCAATGAACTGTGCAGCAATCTTAAAACCGTCACGGAGTTGCATTAATGTTTCGCGGTTCTCTTCCAGGGTTTTCTTAACCTGGTCAATGACACCGATCACTGCGGCACGTATTCTTTCGAAAGCAGCCTTCACTGCGTCACGCAATGTTTGGCTGTTCTTCCACAGATACATGAAGCCGGCGGCGAGAGCAGCAGCCGCTAACACAACACCAGCGATGATCAAAGTAACTGGGTTGATTGCAGCCACAATGGCACCGAAAATGCTTATCAGTTTACCGACCACCAATAAAACCGGCCCGATCGCAGCAGCAATCCCAGCCACCTTGATAATCATTTCTTGCATAGGCTGCGGGAGTGTTCTAAAACCTTCCGTCAGTTTACCGACGAACATTGTTAGTTGCTCGACAAGATCCGCGGCGCGATCTAGTAAACCGCTATCCGCGAGAGAGATCATTAAACCTTCGAAAGCGGATTTGAGCTTCGTAACGGCGCCGTTGAGACCTTCCAGTTGTGTGCTGGCGATGTTATCGGCTGTGCCGCCGGACGTCTCCAACATACCTGTAAGTTCGGTGAGCGCACCGGAACCTTGACCGAGTAGGGCAGCCATACCGGGTCCCGCTCGGGCACCGAACACCGCCATGAGATCCGCTGTGCTCGCACCCGATTTTGCGAAAACGTCCATGATATCCGCGAAAGATTTAAGATTGCCTTCCGCGTCCAAGAATGCGAATGAACCGTCCTCGGCTTGGATACCCAGGTCGTACATGGTGTTGGCGGCTTTTTTACTGGGGTCCAGTAGTCGGCTAATGACGTTGCGCAGAGTTGTGCCAGCCATGCTGCCTTGGATACCAGCGTTACCTAGTAAGCCTACGGCGGCTGCTGTTTCTTCGAAACCCATTCCCGCGCTCGCCGCAATCGGGCCGACGTATTTCATTGCATCACCGAGTTGCAAGAGATCCGTGTTTGATGATGTAAATGTTTTCGCCAGGATATCTACCGTGCTGGACATCTGGTCAGATGTTCGACCGAAGCCGGTTAGAATGTTCGATGAAATATCCGCGGCGGTTGCGAGATCCATTTGACCCGCGGCCGCCAGGCTTAGAACACCAGGCATAGACTCCAGTATGTCGTTGGTTTTAAAACCCGCCATGGCGAGAAACGACATTCCGTCCGCGGCTTGACCGGCGGTGAAAGCGGTCGTGCGCCCTAACTCTTGCGCGAGGTCTCGCAGATCAGTGAAGTCCTCACCAGTGGCTACGCTAATCGCACGAACCTTGTTCATGGATTTCTCAAAGTCACCCGCTGCTTTGAGAGACAACGCGCCCAACCCGACGATAGGTAAGGTTAGACCTTTCGTTAAACCGCCGCCGGCTTTACTTACCGAAGCACCAACACTTTGGATCTTCTGCCCCATCGCCTCAAACTTTTTACCGAATGTTTGAGTTTTGGCTTGCATCTTGGCGATCTCACGCTGGGCGCGAGCAAGGTCTTTGCCGTCGAACTCTGAAAGCAGTTTAATGAGCACAGCGTTTTTAGCCACCTAATGCTCCTAACTTTGCTTGCGCCTGTTTCTGCGCCTTTTCGACAGCCAGGCTAATGTTCTTAAATGCGTCGTCCTTGTTAAACTTTTCTGACGAGTCAAAGGCGGCGTACAGTAACCGACTGGCTGGTCGACCAGACTTGTTGCGAATGTTCTGCACGAATACGCTTTCACTCGGTGGTGTTTTGCGACCCGCTAACTCCCAGATAACACCAGCCGGTGACGTGTTAAAAACACCCATGAAGTTATTAGAGACTTGACCTCTGCGCCTATTCTTGGCGCGAGTCACTTTGATTCCGCCGCGAATAGTTGCTGCGTCGTAACCACCGCGCCAGTTTTTCCAGCCGCTTAACCCGTTCGGGTCAACAAGTTGCCGAGCCTCGTCACGCAGCGCAACGGCTTCCTGTTTGATCTCATCGACCGCTATCTTTGCGGAGTCGGCGTCGAGCTCCTTTAGAACAGCGATCGTGTTACGAAACCCGAAGGCCTTAACTTTCATTTGCGACCTTTCTGCTGGGCTTTACGATGTTCATTGTTACGCCAACGCAAGTATCTTTGCATTGTTGTTATCATGCGCGGCGACTCGCTTAGCACAGCAGACGGGGCGAGACCAAACTCATACGCCAAATGCACCACATGCCAGGTTACGGCTTTGTCTCCAAAGGGACTATTTCTTGATCCTCCGCAATCTCAATATCTGGATCTGTATTCTCAATCCAGGTGTCGAAATCCGGTAACGTTGGATCCTGTCTCTGCATGGCGTGGTGCGCCAACCAATACAAGTCTTTGATCCTGAAATCACTTTGGAAGTTACTTACTGATTTGTCAAAGGCTTCCTCAAAGCGGACAAGATCCACCGCCGACACGGTAACATCGACGGTGGATCCGCCCTCGGAGGAAACACGCAACAGCATTTTCATAGCAGGACTCCTTAAGGGTTTTTACTTACGAGGTGGCGCGAGTAACTGCACCGTCAATCGGCCAGGTTACGCTCTGCGTGGCGAGGTCACCGACGCTACTGTTAAACGGCTGGGTTTGAGTAACCAAGCAGTTCATCGTGTACGTCGGGTTATCGGTACCGACCGCTGCGCTTGTCGGCTTAAGCACAACTTCGACCGAGGTGCCGAGAGCCGCGAAAATTGTGTCATCAGTTGCGCTCGCCGCGAAATCCTGGTGGAGCTCCAAGGTTAGCGTACCGGTCTTGAGACCACCGATGCGCGTACGGAACGTGTCACCCATCGCAGTTGTTTCGATGTCCTCGGACTCGATAGATAGTTCGGCCGAAACCAGCACCGCGCTGAAATCGGTTCCACCAATCGTGATGGAATAGTCTGTGGCAGCAAAGATTGCCATTGGGTTTCCCTTTCTTTAATCGCTGTAAACAACGCAAGTAAACTCCGCCGACAGATAGGTGTTCGGACCCACTGTCATACCGGAGTAATTGCGCATCTGTGTAACGCGCAGGTCTTTAACAACACCGCCTAGGGTTTTATCACCTTCGACGGCTGCCTTGATACTTGACGAACCTGTACCGGTACAGTAACCGTCAAGTAAGTTTTGTGCTGATCGCTCATCTATGCGACCAACAATAACTAGGATTGTAAAGTTAAACGTGTCCAGTCCGCGAGCCATAGCCGTGTCATACTGGACGTCCTGCGGAAAGATTATTGCCTGCGGAGGATTCGGGTCGTCCGGTACAGTTGCTGCTGTTCGTAACCCGCTAATGGTCCCGAGTCTTGTGGCGAGACCGCTACGGATCTCGCTGATCGTCGCCATTAAGCAACGCCCTTGTACTTTACGAACGGGGCAACAAGTTGCGCAACATCGGGGTCGAGTCCTCGGCTAACTCGCATTGCACCGAAATCTCCGAACCCGGCGACACCCAGAGGGCTGTCAAGTCTTTTAAAGATCCTCATGGATTGGATAACCGCTGCTTGCTGCACTTGACTGGGCACCGCAGAGAAACCCCAGGTCCCGATGATCTTCACGTCCGCTTCGAAACCACCGAGACTTGTCGACACCGGCCAGACGTAACGGTCAATGGCTCGGATACGTGTGCTAGGAAAATCAATACCGTCCGCTAAACCGTTCAGAGGTTCTAACTGGTAGTCAGTTGTTGCCCAGGTCACGTCATAGTTACCGTCACTCTGACTGCTTGTCTGGATACTGGTCACAGAAACCAAGTCATCAATCTGTAACACGTAACTGTTCTCTGGAATGAAGTAGCGAGTTGCTGACGCGCTATCGAACTTGCGACCACAGTAACCGTCGATCAACGCCGACGCGCTCGTGGCGGCCATTGTGATAAGAGAGTCATCAACCGTGTCGGTAATATGCAGAGCCGCTTTCACCTCGGCGACACTTGCGTACAAAGCCATTGTTCTCCCTTATCTTAATGGAGTGTGATGGGGGGCGAGTCCTGCGTGCCCCACCCCCCACCACGCTTAGGGTCCTAATCTCTTAGGAGGCGCCGCCCGTGAACTTCTTCACGTGTGAGGTCTGCGGCAGGTCACCATCGACCCGCAGCGAGCAGCGGAACGTCACGAGACCATTAGCAAATGCGTAATCGTCGGAACGCTCCAACTTAATGCCGCCGGCCTGGCGAACGTAGTAGGACGGGAAGTGTCCAGCCAGAGCAGAGACAGCACCGAGACCGACAGCGGCCATGGCGTTGTTCTCAATCAGCGGGAACCCGAGCAAGGTGTCCGGGGTCGCGTCACTAGCCGACGGGGCAAAGATGTACTGGCTTGCACCGTCCTGCAGCAAACGAGCGTCCACAACGGCGGACGTCGCAAGCATGAGCCCGAAGCCGGGGAGAGCGCGAGCAGCGGGGTCAGCCGCGTACACGAGATCAACCAGGTTCTCGTAGGTGAACTTGCCGGTAACACCAGTGCCGCCGGTCACACCTGCGGAAGCCGCAGACACGATACCGTTCGGCTTCGATGAACCGTCGCCGACGGTCAACTCGCTGTTAACCTTCACACCGATGGCTTGACCACAGTTGGTCGCAACCATGTCGGTGATCGACACGTGCGCGTCCTCGAGGAGCTCCGAGGAGACCTGCAGGAGGAAAGCGTACTTGTATGCGCCCAGGGTCGTGGTCGCCAGGGTCGGATCAGACTCGCCGATCGAACCGGCCTCCGCGACAAGCGCGGCGGTCGAGTAAGCAGTCATTGACGGGATCTCGAGGTCCTCACCAGACGAGGTGTTAAGAACGGTCGAGGTGCGCAGCATCGGTCCGGTGGACTTTGCGATGTACAGAACCTGGTCAAAGAACGAGGTCGGTACAGGTGCACCGGTGCTGCCCTTGGTGATGTCGCGCTTTTCGAAAGTGACGCTGCGCCGCTCACCGCGAGCCAGCGACCGAATGAGCGAGTCATCGTCCATTTCATCAGCCGGTGCGGGCACAGATACTGTGCGAGCCTCGGCGTGTGCAGCAGTCGCTGCTTCGATTTCCTTTTCGGCGTCCTGCAGGCTACGGAAGTCATTTTCCCGCGCCTTCAGTTCGTCCATGTGCGCAAAGGCGCGGTCAACTGACTGGCGCTCCTCTGCGTCGAGGTTACGTGATTCAGAGCCAGCGCGGTCAAGGATTTCCTTGGCCTGCTCGTAGGCGTTCACTCGCTCCTCACGTAGGTGCTTAATGTAGTCCATCTGACTACTCCTAACGTGTTGTTATCGGATCGCAGGTTACTTGTTCGACGCGGCTCCGCAATCGAATAACACCAGGCGCGGCTCCGCAACCTGGTGAAGTGGAGGTGGTCGGAATCGAACCGACGTTCCGTTCGGTTCCCTCGTGGGGTTTTTCGAACGGGCTAACCAGTGCACCCCCTCGCCTTAGAATGTCTTGGCGATAAGTTCCAGTT